TTTATTGTACTGTGGTCTATTATTATACGCCATCAGGTTCTCCTTATTGTTATACATATTCACTGATTTTTCTTTGTTCGCTAATATACTTAGCTCCAAGAAAAGCATTGAATAGTTCAGTTGTTAATGGCATAGGAGCTATCTCAGGAGCATCAGATTTCTTATCTAATCTTAAACAGAATGCTTCAGAAATCTTTTTTCCTGTTTCTTCTTCATATGCCTTTTGATATGCGTTTGCCTGTAATACGTAGCCAAACGATATAAAGTTACTTGTCTTAATATCAATTAAAACAAGTTTACCTGACTTATCTCTTACGATAAGATCAAGTGTACCTACATAATTATGCTTTTTACTATAAAGTTTTTTCTCTATCTCTATAGGAACATAACCAGCATCATTCCACCAACCTAAAAACAAGTTCCAACAATTAGTAACTTTGGGATCAGATTGAGGTAGAATTTCTTTTTTATTGAGAAAGTCCTCAATTAAACTGTGAACAACACTACCTATCATAGCACCATTTTCTTTTATAGTATTAGTAGCATTTCTAGCTTCTTTAAATATCTTTTCTAAAGCTAGTTTATCAATAGGTTCTTTGTTTTTTATTTGTTCCGATATTAAATATTTAAATTTATA